TAAAATTATCACCTAATTTATTTTTATATGCTTCTATATTACCATAAACATTATTCCATGTTGATAATACACCCACTGTAGGTACTTTACGTTCACGTTTAAAATTACGTAAAAACGATACCATAGGATGTGTATAAACCATTACCATCATTTCATCATATCCTTCAGTGTTTAATATACCTTTAACTTGTTTACGGCGATATTCTCCACCTAACATTTTAGCAGCATTTGAAGCAGTTGTATCCCAAATGAATGATTCACCACTATTTATAGTGTTAGGTACATCCACATCATCAATTTGAGCTGATGCTTTAGTTAAGTTATTATACATTGGACTATCTTTATCCTCAACATAAGTGTCAGGATTAAGAATTTTAATGTCTGGTAGTTTAGATTTAACTTTATTAAGTAAATATGATTTTCCTGCTCCAGCTCCACCAGCCATCACTACCATTTTATTTTGGGATATTTCTAATAATAAGTCTACAAGTTTTATCATCTGTGTAAATATAATGAAGAGACCTGGGGAGGCCAAGTCTCTTATAAATATTAGTGAGAAATAGACTTATAATTTTCGTTTAACAGATGTGATAAATTCAGTGAATATAGGTGAGGACTGTGGATTTTCTAAATCAAATAAACGTTTCACAGTTTTAAATATATCTATGTTTTCTTCAAATGTACGTTCTGATGTTACTACTTCCCATCCCTTACCACTCATTTTTTCTTTGTTGAGTTTACGTTTGGCTGATTTTAACCACAATATACCATAGTTATCAATCTGTTTACCATAGCATTCTTTATAACATTGGCCATAAACCGCTGTTTGTAATTCATATGTTGGTTGAACATGGTTGGATGTTTTTAAATCAAGTAACCATAATTTACCATCTATTTCACAAATCAAGTCACATGTACCTGCTACTTTAAGTTCATCTGAAAATAAATGAACTTCAGTTTCAATTAGTTTAGGTTCATAAGTTTCCCAAAACTCAACAAAACGTAAAAACATCATCCATACATCAGGATCATATTGTGGGTGACCAGTATTATTTAAAAAATTTAGTTCCTCACCATTTAAATATGATTCAACCATTTCATGTACTTGTGTACCTTCTTCAGCTGCTTTTTTAACAATAAACTCTGCTGAGTATCCTACTTTTTTTAACCAATCTTCAAAAAATTTACCTTTTGGATAATAACTTAAAACATAAGTAACACTTGGATAATAATGACTATTACGCCTGTAATACCTAGAGTCAGGAAGTGTTATTTGTTTATGGTCATCAGATATTTCTAATATGCGATTGTAAGAGTGTTTTATTTTACTCATAATTGTAGTTTTTTCTCTAATAAACCTGAGTATGTTAGAGGTGTTGAATTGTATAACAGTTTTATGAAAGACTTAAAACCCATTTCATTTGGATCTTTGTCTTCTAGTTCTATTAAATGGACAGTTTTACCTTCATTAATTAATTGATCACAAAAATCAAGTGCTTGTTTTATAGCGTCTTTATCTAATGCTATATATACTTTTTTAACAGTAGATGAAACTATTTTAGACATTAACTTTGATTGTATATTTTTACCTAACAATGGTATAGCATTGCGTTTAATTGAAATAGCATCAAACATACCTTCACATAGTATGATTGGTGAATTCCAATTTATAAATATTTCAAAAGGCACAATATTACGAGAAAATGTTGGATTAAGTTTTCTATTTGACTCAGGTAAATAACTTCTACCAACAAAATAATTTAAAAAACCTGACTCATCATATGAAGGAATGATAACCATATCAGCATATTTTCCTGTTTCACAATAACCTATATTATACTTTATAATATCATCTTCAGTTAATCCTCTACTTTTTAAGTAGTTTAAAGCACGTTTAGCAGAAAATGATGGATTATTAATAATAGGTTGATATTCCTCAGGTAATACTACTTTTTCATTAGCAAGTTGAGTGTCAATTTGATTATTAGTTTTGACTATAGATTTTAACTCAAGTATTTTATCACCTGGGGTATCAATAGATTTGAATAAATTTATTAGTTTTTTACCTTTAAATTTACATACCCAACAACCAAATTTTTGAAAATCAACACTATTTTCATCTAAACATATTTCTAGTTTAGGTTTATGATGATTGCATTTAGGACAAGTATACGCGTAATTACCTCTAGCTGTAGGTTTGCCTGTACCAAGTACAGAATTCATTAGTGTAACTAATAGTTGGTTTACCATTAATTACAATATAATAAAGAAAGCCTGGTTTCCCAAGCTAACTTTTAAAATATGTTAATTTATGTTTTATTGTGCACCAAATAATTCTTCGAATTTAGTTTTAGGAATAGTTAATTCAAATCCATATCTAGAGTGGGGTTTAACTGTACCTCCAACCATTTGAGCTATTTCATCAAAATATTTTTGTTCTTGTGGTTGGCTACCTACTAATGTAATAGTTGAGTCTGAAGCATAATCACTATCATAAAATGCTAAAAATGCTCCACCATTATAATTAATAGAAAAATGGCCTGTACCTGGGTCAAGTACTTTAAATGAGCTAAAGTCAGTTGCTTCGTTTAATACACTTTGTATTTCTTCTTTAATGATTTGTCTTAAGTCTTGTAGTTTCATTAGTATTTAATTTATATGTTATATGTTATAAATATATGTCTTTTGAGAAAAAACGTCCCTGAATATTATCATTAATCCATTTTTTTGGGTCTTCTAATACTCCATATTGGAATAAATATTTATTTTCATAATAAGTTAAAGATTTCTTTGTTTTGCAAAGTTTTAATATTACTCGTACAAATTTATCTTTAGGATATTTTTTTAAATCCTCTTTTATTTCTTGGGCTGAACCATAATATGTTTTCCAATCACTTGGTTTTACTACAAGTTTAGTTTGTTTGGTTCTACCACGTGTAACTGGTAAATTAGCTAATTCTTTTTTACCTAACTTAACATTGGTTTTATGAAAAAAATTTTTCTTACCTATATAACTACGACCTGTTTCCAGGTTAGTGGTCATATAAATATAACCCTCGTATTGGGTTGAATCAAAATTTTCATCATCAATTAAATCTTCGACTGTCATAACCAATTCTAATAAATGCATGTTATTTATTCTTCTGTTATAGTTGGATCAAATGCTTGAGCGGCCATTGCTTTATTACCTGGGTTAAAGAATATTACATCTCCATTGGGTGTTACTTCTTTAATTTTAGTATTAATAGAAAACATCTGCATTCCAGAATTAAGTTTTTCTGAGTATTTCTTAAGTAATGCTCTAATTTCTTGAGGCATTCTTTCAGATACCATTTTAGCTAATGGTGATAAACGTTTTTGAGTTTCACGGCTTGTACGACCTCTACTTAGTGATTCTAAAGCGTCTTTTAATGCTGGGGTGATATATAATCTGTATTCTCCACTACCGTCTTTTAGTAATTTAAAGTGTTCTTTAAATTGGTCTTTAGTTTCACCAGTTAAAGATACTATTTGAGGTATAAATCTTCTACCTGCTCCTTTTTTCTTTTCACCTTCAAAGGCTTCGTTTAATAAATCTATTAATTTAATCATAATTATAAATATTATCTATCTAAGTTAACATAAATTGTCATATCTGTTGTTCTTGATGATGGTAATGGTTGAGCTAACTTACCTACAGCAACTAAGTTTTGTTGATCATCATATAAACCAATTGTTGTTATATACGGAGCAAAATAAGAACCAGTAGCAAAATCATATATCGTATCATTAGAACTTCCAGATAATAGGGTTGGATTTTGACTAAAGTTAAATTCATTTTCTCTGATTGTACATTTGTATTGAGTCTCATATATTGAGTATGAACTTGAAAAAGAACATGTGATATTTGACCCAGTAGCAAAAGCATCAACCTCATTATTACTACCTGTAGATAATATTATCATTCCGTGTTGGTATATAATATTTCCTACAATATCACTGCCTGAAATGAGATTTCCTTGTCCATCATCAGTATATGTTCCATTAGTTGTTTTATAATAAAAACTATTTGGTTGTATATTATCTCCAAATAATCTAGATGGGATAGCTAATATACCTATAATAACATTAGATTGGGTTGGGAAATAATGAGGATATGATAATGTTGTTTGTAAATAATTATCAAATGATGGAGTATAAGTATCTCCAACTAATCTATTGCCTTCAATATCATTACCTGGAATTAATGTGGCTAATGAAGCTGATGAACCATAACTACCACTTAAATAATTTGAGTAATATAATTCTTTAATTGAATTATAAACTAAACGTTGATATTGGGTTGATATTTGCCCTGTTGTAAGATCAGTTGTTGGATTAAATAGTCCAATTATGTTTTTACCTATAAATCTATCAATACCAACATCAGAACCTGTTAATTGGGCGGCTCCACTAAAAGTGAAACCTTTGTTCACCTCAAATGGAGTTATGATTATATCTTGAGCTAATAATTGTTTGTATGCGCCCATTCATTAGAAATCTAATTTCACTCTTATAAGTGCTTCTTTAGTAAAGTCTTTAACTAATGGTCTTGATAATTTAGCTACAGCTAATAACTCATTATTATCATTATACATACCAACAGTTGTAAAATATACTTGTGGATTATTTACAAAATCAGCGTATAATACTTCACCAGTTGAACCTGAGATAAATGTTGGATTTTCTGAGTAATTAAATTCACTATTACGTGTTCTAACAAATACATAATCTGAAGTTACTGTTTCTTGTGAATTTAAAGAAAATGTAGGAGCAGTTGTTGCAAAAGTACCTGAGATGGCTCTAAATAATTTTTGGTTATTAAATCCATCTGTATTATTACTTCTACTAACAGCTAAACCAATTCCTCCAGCTGCTAATGAACCTGATAATGCGGCTACATTTAATAAAATTGTTCCAATGTCAGGTAAAAACCAACCATATGAACCTGAATTAATTGACCACCCATTTGAATTCACAGCAGTGGTTCCAACAGCAGCTGTTCTAACACCTGCTGAGCCTGATATTAGATTATAAATTCTACCCGCGTCTGTAAACACATTAGTAGTTGTGTATTGAGAATCATCTGTTAGTATCATTGATCCTAATGAACCAGATAATCTTAATGTTAATGAACCAGGGAATAATGATTCTTTATATCTATTTCTAGCTATTGATATAACTCCAAAATCAGATCCTGTAAAATTACCAAATATAAAATCAGCATTCTCATCACCTAATACTAATGCTCTATATT